GTATAGGTACTACGACGAATAGTAACTCGCAGACGTTTACATGTAAAGGTGGTTGTATATCAATGTGGACAAATGATTGCAGCTATACCACTTGCGCTGGTACTGTAACATGTGTTGCTACAGGTGACGGTCTTACTGGCGGTGCTATAACTTCATCGGGTACGCTTTGTGTTGATAGTACAGTAATTAGAACTACCGGGGATCAATCTATAGCTGGTACAAAAACATTTACAGGTCAAATTGATTTAAGTGATGATGTTACTGCTAATTTTGGCGACAGTCAAGATCTTAGTATTTACCATAATGGTACTTCATCATTTATTGATAATGATAAAAATCATATTTGTATTAGAAATAATGTTGATGGTGATGACGGTGGTAACATCTACATAATGCCGCATGATAATGAGAATGGTATTATTATTAATGACGATTCTAGTGTTGTTCTCTATAACAATAACTCTGTTAAATTATGTACTTGTTCGTCAGGTTCTAGAACAACCGGAACACATTGCGCTAGTACATGCTTGCGCTCACCTACAGTATGCGGTACAACTTGCGTGCGAGGTGCTACAGTATGTGGTACTAGTGTTGTTTGTAGCCCTTCTATATGCGGTACATCTTGTGGTAGCTTTTGCACTTTATACCTTACAAATCTACCTACATCGTCATGCTGCTTATGCGCCGGAGCTGTATGGAACAACTGCGGTTATCTTATGATCGTTTCCGGATGCGGATGCTAATGGTAAGATGGGGGCAATTAAAAGCCCATTAATCTCCTACGAGCATGCTCTGGACCAACAAAGCCGAGGTGGTCACTACTCAATCCTGCTGAGACAACTAAACCTCCGTGAGCAGCAAAAGTTGCTTTTGGATCTCCTAAGTAATATTGAACCTCAATACCGGAATCATGGTGTCCATGACGTTGATGTCTACTCTTTGTAGCTTGCGCTGGTGATGTTCTCAAAGCGACAGTAATACCGGATAAAGATGAGAAGACTAGAGTAGAACCTTGGTGGTGAAGATGCGGTCTATGATAACTGAAAGTTTCTGTATCCTCTGGTGAAATTAGTTCGTACATAAAACCTATTTGGCGACCATCGATTTCATTAAGATTACCATATCCCTTAGCGAGGCAGGTTCCTGTATGTAGCGGAGCTTTACCGCCTGGTGCATCGTCTCCAGCCGGTATATCCGTCGGCGTGTCTACTCCCGCTGTACCATCTTTTCTTGGCGGCGGGGTATATAGCAGCTGCGAGACAGGGTGTGTACCAATAGCTCCGAGCTTTTCTATTCCTAAAGTACCAGATAACGCACCTGTTGCCGCAGCAATACCAACAACGCCAACACCTGGATTCGGTACTGGATTAGTCCCTGGATTCGTAATATCGCTACCGGTGCCGATTGGAGTGTAAGTTACTTTACCAGCAGTTAGAGAAACAACTTTAGCAGTTGATCCAATTGCTTCGACACCAGACCCCTCGGCTAATTCTGGATAGCTTACTAATGATGCAGATAAAATTGCATGTGAAAATGTATTAATCGCCATGTAATTATTTATTAAATAAGAGTTACTTTATTGAGGGTTTAGACAAAAAAACAGCGGAGCTTTCGCTCCGCTGTTTTTGTGAGTTGTCTCTCGACTGCTGCTTAATCAGCGATGTACTATCAGAAGTACACTGCCGTTGAGCCAGGAGTAAACGCAGTACCAAGTCCCTGAACAAGTATGACATGGTAGTAGAGATTCGCTCCGAAGATGTTGTCAACAACACCATAACGAGTAAGCAAGCCAACACGTGGTGCGAAGTCGTTAGGACCGATAGTTCTCTGAACCATGACAGGAATGTAAGGACAGTAAATGATACCAGTATCGTAGAATTCCGGACCCTTGTAACCAAGAAGTGCGTATTCAATAGATGTTCCAGTTGCAGAGTTGTTGGAGTACGTTCTAGCGTTAGCGCCAGAGTATACTTCTCCATTCTGAACTTCTGTTCTGGTATCACGGTAAACGTTAAATCTGCCACCAACTGAACCAATCTTAGCAATGCCAACAGGCTGTGTGTTGACGTCACCCTGTACAGGTACCCACTGGAATTCAGGGAGCATCTCAAGGATGGCTGCAACACGAGGAGTACAAACAACAAAGTTTGCAGATCCACGTCTGTTACGCACGGCGATACGATTGGCTTCAATGATAAGACGTTGATAGAAATCCCTGTTACGCTCAACCAACCAACGGCCGTCTGCAGAAGCAGGCTGCCAGATTGTGTAACCAGGTCCATATCCAGCTCCAAGAGCAGCTTGAATCATTCTCATGAGCATCTCACGGTCGATCTCAGCCTGAATCTCATACGACATAGCGTTTGTGATTTCAGCATCAATATCGATACCGTTCATGTTCTTAAGGTCTTGCTCAAGCTCGACGGACCAACGTGCACCAAGGCGGCGTGTGCCGGCCTCAACAGCGGTCTTCTCGAACTTAACCTCAACCTGAGGAATGTTTCCAGTGATCTCGAAGGCAGAAAGAATCTGAGCAACACCTTGATCCTGATCGGCAAAGGTCCAGTCAGTTCCACCACTTAAAGCAGCAGAAGATGTACCGGTAAACCGAGTATCAAGAAGTTGGTAACCGAGTTCATCGCCGGGGAGATTCGCGCTGCCCTGATAATCAGGTTCAGTGTTTGGTGCGAAATTCGGCAATTTCGGTGCGCCAGGACCGGTTCCAGTTGCTGTATCACTTCCGTCGATACCATCGCCCAACTGTGTGGACTGATAAGCATAACGAAGAGCAAATGCAAGACCAACTGGGCCAGACATAGGCTGCACACCAACGATTTCGTTGGTGATAAGCTCAGGGAATGTACGACGAATCATCGGGATAAGCACTTTAGGAAGACGAGCATCGCCAGTAGCGTAAGTATCATTAGAATTGGCCCCAGGATAACTAGGGTTTGCGTTAGGCGCATAAACACCACCAATGGTGGCTCCATTTCCAAATGATCCACCGACGCCTCCGCCGGCGGTATTACCCTCCTCAATACACCACTTCTCCTGGTTTTCCAAAAGAATGGCGGTATTCAGGCGAGTATGATCGTCTTCGATAGGCTTAACACTATCAGAAGAATACTCCAAGACAGGGGCCCACTTCTCAAGAAGTGTATCCGCTCTATCTCTATCAATAAATGATTGTGGTTTATTCATAATAAGACGTTTCCTTTCATTTTTACCTCATGGGATCTAGTCCCAAGTTACTCAGGTGTCAAGCACCTCATTGTTCAGGGTTGAAATTATTTGTGAGACCTTTCTAACTCCGCTAAATAGGGGTTATAAGGCTTCTCTTGCTTCTTCTCTGAAATCTGTTGTACAGGAGCATCAGTTTTTACTTTACGCTTTTTATATGCTTCCTCTTTAATTACTGTAAGTCTTTCTCTTTCTTTCTTATCAAACAACTTAGCAGTATAATCAAAATTTTCTTTAATAAACTGTGGTGACTTATCGCTTAAGATCTTTAGCAAATAAGATCTTTTGCTCTCAGAAAGATTTGCTGTTTTAGTTTCTAACAGCAACGTAGCATTTTGTTTGTAATATGCTTCTTTAAGAACTGCATTTTCTTTGGCAAGCTCATTAACCTTATTAGTCAATTCATTAATTTGACCTTTACCATCCATAACAGCCTCTTTAACAGACTCACTCATGAGCGTTGAGTCGACTGCTAGCACTTTTCTTAGATTGCCAAGAACTTCTCTAGCAGTTCTATTTTTTGTAGCTTCTTCAATAGCTTGTGTTGGTACTGACTCTTGTAAATATTCTTCTAAATAATCAGAAATACTTTCAACCAATGTATCCTTAAATTTGCTAGCGCGTCCATTTAATTCATGATCATACCGCTTAACAACTTTAATAAGTTTATTAGCGTTGTTATGATCAACAGCTTCAACTACTCTCTTGAGCTTAGTAGTATGATCTTTATCAATTGCACTTACTAGATCTTCAAGTTTTTCAGCGTAAAGCTCATCTTGATTAGTTAATGCAGCTTCTACAGATAGCTGAATCTTTTCTTCGATAGCAGTTTCTATAGCCTTAACCGACTCTTCGGTTAGCACCTCTTCTGCTTGTTCGGGTAATGCTCGTTTTTTGCTCATGATTTAAAATAGTGGTTTTTCTGTTGCGTCGTTAATCTTTTTTGCTATTTTGTCTTCAACGACACTCTTTAAATATTTATGTGCCCTAGCATAATTTTTAGTAGAAATATGCTCAATAAACTTTGCTATTTTCTGTTTCTGTTTAGACATATTAATATTTATTAGATCGACTTAATAAAGCTAAGAATTCTGTCACGTAAAAAGGTATCTATTTCCTTTTTTGGTAACCTTTGCAGTGATTTTTCGAAATTTTCATAGACTTCCTCATACTTGTCGTTGTCTACCATTACCCATTGCTTGGATTCTAATATACCATTAACAAAAGCTTTTGGATATGAAGGATCAGCTACACAATCAATTGCTACTAATTTCATATTTTTAACAACATTATGTTCAGATCCTTCTTCTAGGGTCCCAAGAGCGCGGGATGACATACCTACCTTAACACCGTCATTAATTAAAGATCTAACTATTTGTCCGCATGGTGTAGATAACACTTTAGACTTACCAACAAATATATTTCCGTCTTGCGTTAACTCAGTTACCATGTGGCATGCTCTTTCGAGGTCAACATCTGCAGTAGTAGGGTGATTTAATTCACCCATGGCACGACCAGGTACAACCATTTCTTCATTGTAACGGGCAGCTTCCCTTACTAATTCATCTAGAGGATACATACGATTGTTACGATTTACGTCCTCCGCCATCATATAAGGACCTTTTATGTATAGATTTGACGGTGAGTTTCTATCTACTTCTTCTTCAATGTATTCGAACTCATCATTCACGTCAGGTTTTTCTACAACCAGGTTAAGTTTTAATGCCATACAATTATTTATTCATTTATTAAAAATAAGCTCTTTTTCTGTCAAAATAATAAATTCACAGCCAATTTTTTTACTATACTCACGCGCTGCTTCCCATTTCGCTTGATTTATAACATAGGCCCTCTGCTCGTATAATAAATGTCGCCTTTTTCTATACTTTGTAGTAGGTGGCTTGGTTTGTTTTGAAGGTTTTATTCCTACTAGGTATTTTTTTAAATCGTTACCTTCTAATATCTCTATGTAAT